CTGCAAGGTGACTTGCAGTATCGTTTTTCTCTATATATGTTGATGCTATTTATCAAGGGCTAACGCACTTACGTTATATTTATATGCGTATTTGGCCGCTCCACTTGGTCTATTTCTTATACCGATATAGTCTTTTTGCTCATATCTAAACCCCAAATCTTAATTCTTTTTAATTTTTAACAAAATGGCTTTTGTGCGTGAGGAAGTCTGGTGCTGAATCGTGCTTCATGTGCAGTATAAGGAAGTCTGGTGCTGAATCGTGCCTTATATTTGTCATTTTATCATTTTATATGTAGTTTTTAGTTTCATGGTGGCTTCATGTTGTGTTTTAATTTCACATTCGATGTCTTGTAGGTAGAATGTAATTCATGCGATGTACTTCTTTAGTATGATTATTATTATTAGAACATTCAAGCCACCTCACAACCACTGATTTATTCATCGGGGTCTCAACACACCTAACGATGGTAACTCAACGGATGTTGTCAGGGCCCGCCTGACTTTAAGGTAATCGGGAATGAGGATGATTTAAATTCTTGCTAGTTATTCGGTTTCCACTTAGCCGTGGTAGTCTATAAAACCGTAGGAGTTGACCGTATTCAACATTCTTTTTATTATGCACAAACGTTGGGTGTTCGTCAAGCCTAGGTCGTGACTTTCCACTAAACCAACCACAAATGTATAAATTCAAATCTTTCCAAAAAAAACAAGAACTCAGGAGCTATCTGTCCCCAGTTGTCCTCAAAAAACAATTGGACATCCCTGAACCAAAAAAAACATATTGTGCAAACATTCACCACAACGCTGTTGATGAGGAATGGATGATGAGGGTTTCACAAATGGTCAAGTTAGCTTGTCTTAAGCGCACTGATAAGTGTGTTTTCTATCGTGATGATCATGTTGGTTTTTGTACAGTCACCATCGTTGAATATCATAAGTGTCATGATCTTGATTCCATCAGAGACCGATATGCACACCTGTGGAATAAGCGTGAGAAAGTGACAGAAGAGCCATCACCTGTCGATGATGAAAATGTTCAGGCTCAAAGCCGTTCTTTTTTTGAAAATCACGTCATGTCTTCACTTACTAGTGTCATTAAGGGCATTGTCAATGGCCTTGATGGAGTGCTTGAAGCCAACTCAGCTTTTGCGATTGGTGTGTATGTATTATTATTTGGCTTGACTCTTAGAGCTGTATCAGATCTTTCTGACAAGATTTTCAAGTCAATGTCACCATATACAATAATACTACGCATTAAACTTGTCTCAGAGATACTTAAGCCCTACTTTAGAAGATATTTATCCAAAGATAAATATCCAGGTGACAGATGGGTGTATCTTACAGACGGTTCAAAGGTGAGGAAGAGCACTTTTGATCGATTTCAAAAAACTTTTGCTGAATTGGATCAACTCAGAACAAATATACGTTTGTTCACCGATGATGCTCAAGATATGTCAAAGGCGTATGAAGAAGCGTTGACAGAGGCTTACAAACGCATCAGAAAACTAGAAGAGGTGATTAGCCATCAGTATCAATCACCATTTGACGACATTGAACAGGGTGAGAGTCTTTCAGAGGACATTGCAAATATATTTAGTGAGGTGAGCCTTGAAGAGGACATAGATGGTCCCTCTTCTAAACCAGATGTGGTTGAGGCTCAGAGTGGTTTGCCATTCAAGTCGTTGACAGCTGCAATTGTTTTTATACTTGGTAAGCGAGTTGGTTTGTACAGGAGGGTCGCAGACCATGAAAAATTGATGCGTGGTGTCCAATCTATGTTGGAAGGCTCCGCTATTGGCTTTGAAGTGATATGTAACTTGTTCCTCAAGGCCTTTGGTAAGGACCCTGTGAGACTAATCAAGGCTAGTGAGAGGGAGATTGAAGATTGGTTGTCAAATGTACGCACTTTTTCAGCCAAGATTCTAACTGAAAAATTATCACCATGTGAATCATCAGTGAGATCCTCCTATGATGCATTAGTCTTAACTGGTATCAAGTATGCCAGTGAACACAAATCTGGTTTCAATGCTGTGGCAGTAGCAAGGGGGAATTGCGCCCTTGCTGAATTGGCTACACTATTTCCTTCAGCGTCTGGTGCTACAAGGATGGAACCTCTTGTTATAGTTATAAGGGGACCACCTGGTTGTGGGAAGAGTACATTTTCCCGCATTTTAGCAAAATACATTGCTCGTAATCTATGCACAAAAGAGGAGATTGAACAGTGGAAAGGACCTGAAAAGATGCTCTTTTGCAAAGGAACTTCCGAATATTGGGAAGGATATGGTGGTCAACCAATTTGTGCATTCGATGATTTTGGGCAAGCAAAGCTCGTTGCGGGCAGTCCAGACAATGAGGTCATGACCTTTATTCGAGCATGTAACCAATGGCCTTTTCCACTTAATATGGCATCGCTAGCACATAAAGGCAAGACATACTTCACATCAAGGTTCATAATTATGACGACAAATGATGAGAATGCCTTTAACTTGGGTGGTCTTGTTCATTGTCCTGCCGCAGTTTTAAGACGGTATGATATCGCACTAGAGATGAGTCTTGAAGGATCATTGTGCGTGAAAAACCCATCATGGTCTTTTAAGAACTATGACTTCCTCTCAGGACAGGCAGTTGGTGGTGCTTTCAGCGTTTCAGACATCCTGTCAATGGTTAGGCAACGATATGAGCGCAGAATTAATATGGAGAGACATATCAGTGATATTGTTGATGAGGTTGTCGCAGCACAAGAACTTAAAGACAAAGTTGAGCGTGAGGAATTAGTCGAACCACAAAGCAGGCTAATTCGAGCACTCGCTTGTGTAGGTGTTGCCACCATCGCACATTCAGCAGCTAAGGTGATAAAGCCAGGTGAGCTAGTTGGTGACCTTGTTGGGTCGGCCAAGAAGATTTCAGCGCGTCTTAAGTCCTCAAGACGGCAATGTACATCAGTAACACGCACAGAGCATCTTGTTCAGAGTTTTGCCCATGAGGATGCTGCTGCGCGACAACAGATGGAAAAGAGCCGTCGTAAGGAAGTAAGTAGACCACGGATGAGATGTGCTAAGGCACTTGCGTGCGTTGGCACATTAGCTGTAGCGCATTCTGTGAAAAAAGTATTTGATTTGGGGAATTCAATAGGCAAGGCCGTTGGGGCCATCAGAAATGTCACCAGACGTGTCAGCAAATTCGCCCCACTTTGTATACAAGTTTCCATAGTTTGTGTGTTGGTCAAAGCCCTATTTTCTATGCTTCCTTTTGCGAAGAAAAAGAAAACAGATGAGATCATTTTGGCACAGCATGATCAGGTTGCTTTTGCTTTATCAAATCATGTGATACCCATATATACATGTGTAAATGGTCTTGAGCGCTCGGTGGGCAATCTCATATTGGTCGACTGTAAGACGATAGCTTACAACTATCATTATATTGATCAGGTAAGAACACTTGGCGCACAGCTATATTACAAGTGGATGGGCGAGACTTATAGTCTCAATGTTGGCAATATTATTGGACCTTTCAAGGAACAAGATTCTGTACGTGATCTCGTCATAGAGACGCTTCCACACACATTGCAAAAAGTGCGTGATATACGGCCTCATTTAAGACCGCGGACACGCATTGAAAAAGGACACGTTATAATGCTCAAAGGTCAGCAGGGCACTTTACACTTTTCAGAAGGAGGCAATGTTAATAAACATTACTCCAATGTGATGGGTGGTGTGAATGTCTTCCTAGTCAAATATGATGCCATGACCGAGAATGGTGATTGTGGTGCGTTGATCATTAGATCTAATCCAAGCAATCAGAAACGCATCCTCGGAATCCACAGTGGCGCTTCTGACGTTTCAGCTTTTTACACTCCTATATATCTTGAAGATGTTGGCCAATACGCTGTTGCACAGAGTTCCATCATCATCAAGGATAAGGTAGCACCTGTGTATAACTCAGGTGATCCTGGACTGATGCAAACTTCATATTCTGGTACCATATGTCAAACAGGTAATGCTGTTGCAGCATTGAGGCCAAAAGAAGTTGATGGTGTTATGGTCGATCCTATGATTAAGGCCATTTCTGATACAGATATTACTTTCAGTGATGCTCTGCCAGAATGCCTTAATGATGTGGCAAAATTCACAGTCAATCGTGTCTTCTCTTTCATTGATCAAAGTCAGTTGCGTCTGCTGAATGATGAGGAGATTATTAAAGGCAACGAGCACAAATATGTACAACCTATTAATAGGGGAACGTCACCTGGGTATCCATATTGCCTAACCATGCATGATAAAAGAAAAGCGTTTGGTGAGACTGAATACACTCTCGAAACGGATAAAGCCGCCGAGATATATTCTGATATGCATAGGCTTGAAGAGATGTACCGTGAGAACAGTAGTGATGTCATTTATAGGGACGCACTCAAACCCGAAACACTCCCACTAAGGAAAGTTGAGGTTTGCCAAACACGCTTGTTGAGTTGTGCACCTGTTCACTATACAATGTTATGGCGGAAATATTTTGGCATGTTCACCGGTGAGTTCATGAGGACCAGATTAAACCATGGGGGTATGATTGGTATCAACCCATATTCCACAGAATGGTCTCATTTTGCATCACACATAACTAGGTTTGGCACCCCAATATATGATGGGGACTTCAAGCAGTTTGACAAAAGACAACATCCCGCTGTCTTGAAAGCGCTACTTGATCAGTTATGTTTGAGGCTTAGCCATCTAGGGGACATTGCTGTACTTCAGGGTCTGTGTAGGGATGTTCATCAGTCTACTCATCTTGGAGGAGATTCATTTACATGTGGTCAACTCTATGAGAAGAGTGGATCACTACCATCCGGACATCCGGCAACGAGCGTATTGAATTCAATGTACAACATGTTTTTGTTTCATAGTTTTATATACACCAAATTTGGTGTGAATGATCTTTTGGACGTAGACAACATTTTCTCCTTAGGTGTATATGGAGATGACAATATATGGTCTTTTGATGTGAAACATCAAATAGATATAGGAGAGATTGTTGAACACTTCAACTTGTATGGCATGACATATACAAGTGCAACGAAGGACGGTGTTCCAGAAGGTAAGAGCTTGGTTGAATCCCAGTTCATCAAGCGTGGTTTTAAGTGGGATGGCTCGTGGCTGAATGCACCACTTGAGAAGGATAGCATAGGTGATATGTTGAACTGGAGAAAGCGCAAGATATCTGATGAGGATCATTTTGATGTTGTGCATGATTTAGTGCTGCGTGAATCAAGCCTACATGGATACGAATACTACGCTGAAAATTACAACAAACTTGCTGAGACTGCTAACAAGCTTTGCTTCAAGAAGTGTATGTTATTATCCATGCCACTAGGGGATTCCTATACACTGGCTAAGTATGCCATTCGCACCCATGTGCCCTCTTGGTCAACAAATGTTAGTGAAGTGATTTAGGTCATGGGTTTGGCGAGTCCATGATGATCAAGCGCCACATATAGTTTTAGAGATTTTAAGTTCATTCAAACTCAACAAATATGGAAAACTCAATCAATATTAATAATAATAAACAAGACACTAAGACAAAGACAGTTGGTAGGGATGTTGGTAACGGGTCAGAAATTGTTCCAACTCCGTCACCCTCACCGTACGCTGATGCCACAGATGTCCATACCGACAATATGGAATTTTCTGGACATATGAAATATGGCCTCACTGAAATATCCGCTGCTGGAGCCATGACAGAGTATGATGACACGGCTAAGGGAGATTGTGAGACTGTCTACAAACCTTCCGATCAACTTTTCAATCGACTCTATTCAATTCAGAATGGTAGCATCAATCCTGGTGCATATGGCTTTCTCGTTTCTCGGCCCTTCAATGAGACAACCTTGTTATTGCCTGAAGCTGCTCGGAATGCTACAGGCTACACTGGATACCGCTGCAATCTTTTGTTCACACTCGTTGTTGCAGCACCTCCACAGGCTTCTGGCATTCTTAAATTAGCCTGGTGGCCTATAAATGAACAGGATGGGCTTCAAGCTTACGATAAGACCAGAATTATGCCATATTATTCACAAACTTTCAATGCTGAACTTAATCTTGCAGAAGCATCGACGGTCACTCTCAAAGTTCCATATAACTTCTACGCCAGCTATTTACGTATCGGCAACGCAACACCAAGGATGTACGGGTTTCTTGGGCTCGGTACATATACGCCAATAGGTGGCGCCTACGCTGCTAGTTCCATTGTCTCATACACAATTTATATGTCTTATGAGAACATGGAGCTCATTAATCCAGGTTCAACCATTGTTGCACAGAGTGGGTTTGAGTCTAAAGCAATAGGGCCCGTGACCCAGATTATGTCTGGTGTCACACGATTAGCTAAAGCCAATATTGGCACCCCCTTCATAGGGGCTTATGCCAAGACTTTAGCATGGGTCTCTGGTGGTATTGGGGCGGTGGCTGCACATTATGGCTGGTCCAAGCCCAATGATGCTGGTGGTACTATGATGCAGCCCACTACGGGCAGGAACCACATCAACGTTTTAGGTGTGTGTAACGCAGCCGATTTTGGCATGTTTGCGAACAACGCAGTCAAACCACTTGAAGATCTCAGTACATCTGGAGTGGATGAGATGTCCATATGTCATTTAACTTGTATCCCAAGTCCTATTTTCAGAGGTAAGTTGACAGTGAGTAATTTGGCTAACACTGTTGTCTATTCAACTGTAGTGTCTCCAAGTTATTTCTTTTACCAAACTTCTGATTCCTCGTACACTCAAGTTGGACCACCCGCAACCAATGTCAGGAAGGCTATTATTCCTACTCCTATTTTTTATCTTGGGGAACTTTTTTCTTACTGGCGTGGGGATCTTGTTTTTCGCGTTAAGTTTGCTCGTTCCAAGTTTTCTGCTGGTCGTGTCATGTTATGTTACAACCCAAAGCCTGACAGTCTTGAAGGTGAACTTTATTCATCGAGTCGTATCAATTACAATTCAGTTATTGTTGATCTTCGCACTGACTCTGTTGTAGATTTGGAGGTGCCTTTTTCGTATCCTATGAACTTGTGTTCTACCTTTTTTGCCGATAGGCAAAACATTGGTGCTTTTTATATTCGTGTTCTTGATCCGATCATTGTGCCCACTGGCGTATCACCTGATTTACCCTTTGTAGTCGAGGTCTTTTCAAAGTGTGGATTAGCTTTTGGTGGTGTCGAGCCAGGACCAATGGCACATGTACCTTCTACTGAGACCATCTACGCGCAATCTGGCCTTGATTTTCTTAAGGAGACTATTGGTGAAGCTGTGTTGTCAGTCAAACAACTCATGATGAGGCCAACTTTTGACTTCTTGAGTGAAGATGACGTTGTGTATACAAGGGAGGCTTTTCAACCTGTATATGCTACGTGGGACACACAGGTGACATCTTATGTTCCTAGTGGGCTCAACAATTTGCTATCCATGATCACCCCCGCATATAGGTTTTACCATGGTGGTCTTGTTCTGCATGCTATTGGTCCGACAAAAGATACAACACTCAGTGTGAGGCAGGTGCCAAATAACAGCTTCCTTACTGGTATTGGTGCTCCTCTGCTAGTTGAACACTCACATAATGCTAGTGTTAAGGTTCCTTTTTGGAGTCAGCACAAGAAATGGCCCGTTACTCGACGGGAAAACTGTCCTAAGGGTGCATTTGACACTTATGGTCTGCAAATCAAGGCTTCCCCTTCAGCTAACAAATTTTATTTTTCTTTCGTTGCTGGGGATGACTTTCAAGTTGGTGCTTTCACGGGTTTTTCTCCAGTTGTTTTATCTGGAAACCGTTTCCATCCAACTTTTTGATATATTCCTTTTTTCTTTGGGTATATTTAATTCAGGAATTTACGTTCCTTAAGGCTCGCAAGTCTTCATGATTTAGCCATGCCTGTGAATTTGTTTTGTACAAAT